CGTAAGCTAGGCAAGTACGTAGCAGAAGATATGGGCGGGGCACTTGGTGTTAAGGGTACTGCTATAACAGGTTTTAACGAGTCTACAAGCGTACAAAAAACTTTACGTAAGCCAGAGGTGCAGCTAAAAGAATTCTTAGCCGCAGGTAAGATTGAATTGCGTAAGTTCTTAGACAATATCAAAGCAACCGATATTAAACTAAATGGACGTATCAACCTTGATACTATCCTACTCAAAGTACAATAATCTGAACAAAGTCGTCCTGTAAGTGCTAAATATACGAAACAGGACGATTTCACATGGCAACACTAGTAGGTAATTTAACCGCAAATCTTAGTCTAACCACAGACAGTTTATACAATCCAGTTACGGGTACAGGCGCCGGACCTATTGCTTTTGACGCAACTCCGTTAATACCAGAAAATCAACAACGTAATGATATTATAGATTATATTCGTTTACGTTTAGGTGATCAGATTGTTGATGTTGAAGCAGACAAAGAACACTATGACATGGGTATTAAACAAGCCTTTGTGCGTTATCGTCAACGCAGTTCAAACGCAGTAGAGGAAAGCTATGCGTTTTTAGATCTACAACCAGAAACACAAGAATACATCTTACCACGTGAGATTATGGACGTTAGACAAATATTCCGTCGTGGTATTGGTAGTGTAACAGGCACAACAGATAGCCAGTTTGAACCATTTGCAAGTGGTTACTTAAACACTTATATGCTAGTAGCAGGTCGTGTTGGCGGACTTGCTAACTACGAATTGTTCACACAATACCAAGAGCTAGCAATGACTATGTTCGGTGGCTACATGAACTTTACGTTTAACAAATCAACCAAAAAATTAACGGTCTTACGTAAACAACCATGGCAAGGACCAAACTCTACTGCGGTAGAAAGTGTTGCGCTATGGGTATATAACGTTAAACCAGATGCTATGTTGTTAAATGATCCACAGGTGTTTCCGTGGATACAGGACTATGCTTATGCGCTAGTAATGATGAGCATAGGTCAAGCACGTGAAAAATTCCAAAGTATTGCTGGCCCTCAAGGCGGCACAAGCCTAAATGGTGCTGCACTTAAAGCAGAAGCTAAAGAACTATTAGACAAGTTAGACGAAGATCTTAAAAACTTTGTTGATGGTGGACAACCATTGACTTGGATAATGGGCTAGTACTTAACCAAACTGCTAGACATAGTAATCTATCTGTAATAAAATAGTATATCAATTAGGAGTTTTCAATGAGTTCTATTATCGCCATCTGCGGCTTTATGGGTTCCGGCAAGGATACTATAGCCGATTATCTAGTTAATTTCCACGGTTATAAAAGAGAAAGTTTTGCTAACAGCCTTAAAGATGCGGTGAGTGTAGTCTTTGGCTGGGACCGCGAGTTACTTGAGGGTCGTACTAAACAATCTAGAGAGTGGCGTGAGACCAAAGATGAATGGTGGAGCAAACGTCTGAAGCAAGACATTACACCACGCTGGGTCCTACAGTATTGGGGCACAGAAGTAGTACGCAGAGGATTTCATAACGATATGTGGGTAGCTAGTTTAGAGAACAGACTCTTACACAGCAAAGACGATATTGTTATTACTGACTGCCGTTTCCCAAACGAAATCAAAGCCCTTAAGAACATTGGTGCTAAAGTGCTTAGAGTTAAACGCGGCCCGGAGCCCGAGTGGTATAAAGCAGCCAAAGATTACAACGCAGGACAACGCAGAATTGGTTGGGCATTGGGTAAAGATGTATTAGAAAAGGCCAACGTCCATGCTAGCGAATATAGTTGGGTAGGTAGTAAATTTGACAAGGTTATCGAAAACGACACTACTATCGAAGACTTGTATGAACAAGTAGAAGAACTATTAAAAATCGGGAACGAGGTCACCTTGACGCCAGCCTAGGCCATCTTTAGCTACTTCATATTGGCAGTTAGCACATATAGTTTTTAAGTTAGATCCACTATTATTATTGAGATTACCGTCAACGTAGTAGACAAATAATTGCTCTTTGTACTTTGCCTTAAAGCCGCACTTTTCACAGTGCGGTTTCTTTTTATAACCTGTTTTATGCCAACTTGGCACAGGTGCAGGCTTATTCTTCTTTTTACGAATACAACTATCACAGCGAGTCCTATAATATGTCTTGCCAAACAGCTTATAGTTGACTGCACAAGGCTTTTTACTACAAACTCCACATAATTTTCTGTATTCCATACCGTATTTAGCCAATAGCAGAGCGCGAACCTTTCAAAGGGCGGCTTAGACCATTGATTTAACCAAATAATTATAAATAGTTTAAAGTAGTAACATTTAAAGAGGAATACTTAACATGGCAGTCTTAACTTCACCTGGCGTATCAGTTACCATAATTGATCAAAGCCAATACGTATCTACACAAGCTGGTACTGTTCCGTTTGTTTTACTTGCCACTGCGCAAGATAAACTAGCACCTGGCAATACGCTAGCAACCGGAACAACTATTGCAAATGCAGAAAAAATTATTACAGTTACCAGTCAACGTGATCTGGTTAATATTTTTGGTAGTCCTAATTTTGAGCTTGACGCGGCAGGTAACCCAGTTAATGACAGTCAGCTTAACGAGTACGGCTTATTAGCTGCTTACTCAGCACTAGGAGTAACAAACACAATTTATGTACAACGTGCTAATGTTGACCTAGCGCAATTAGCAGGCACAAACACTCGTCCAACAGGTACGCCAACAGACGGTACGTACTGGTTAGACACAGCAACCGGCACCACATCATGGGGTGTGTTTGAATGGTCTCAAGACAACGGTTTCCTTAATCAAACAGGTAATATTACAGTAATTACCGATACTGAATATTTAAGTGCCGGAGTCCCACTAAGCTCATTTGGTTCTATTGGTAATTACGCAGTAGTTGGTACAAGCTCGAGCAATCCTATTTACTACAAAGGGTATGACAATACCTGGGTACTAGTAGGTAGTGATGGTTGGAAATCTGTGGTGCCAACTGTTATAGGCTCAGTAGCTAGCCCAACAGTAACCGGCGGTAGTAAATTGGTTATTAATGGTAATACTGTTACTGTCAGTGGTACAACTGTAACCTCTGCAGCTAGTGCAATTAATGCGGCAACATTACGCGGCGTGAGTGCTCGAGTTAACAGCACAAACCAATTAGAAGTCTTTGTAAATGGTAGTACTATTATTTACAGTAATGCTGCAGGTAATGTTCGTGGTGCTATTGACACTGCTACAAGTACAGCGGATACACTAGAAATTATTAAAGGTAGTGTATTCTTAGGCAGCAACGTTGACTGTTCTGCTAACCTAGGTATATTAGATGCTAACCTAGCCACTGTTAGTGGTGGCGGCAACATTTATACATACAATGGTCCTACTGTGCAATTTAGTAGCTACACAAACCCACCAGCCTGGAGAACAACAGACGTAACAACTCGTCCAGATGGTTCTATCTGGTTAAAAACATCAGCAACTGGTAATGGTGCAAGCTGGGCTATTAAAGAATACGATGCTAACGTAGATGCATTTAACCAATTAGCTGCTCCGCTATATGCAAGCGACGCTGCAGCAATCCAAGGCTTAGATTCAGTTGCTGGCGGCGCCGGTCTAGCCGCAGGTGCTATCTATGTTAAATATGACACATTAAGCTCAACAACACTTACATTCAAACCATACATTAAAAATGTAGCAGGTGTTACAACAATTACAGGTACAGTGGCAGGTGGCTCAGCAACATACACAGCATCAGACAGCTTCCGTTTAGATGTAAGCGTACCAGCAACTACGTCACTAGCAAATGCTACAGTTACATTAAGTGGCACTACGGCAAGTAGTTTAGTTGCAGATATTTTAGCTACTGGGTTACCTAATATTGCAGCAGGTATTAACTCAAACGGTCAAATTTTCCTATCACACTTAGCTGGTGGTACAATACAAATTACACAAATTACAGGTACACCATTGGCTACAGCAGGATTACTTGCTGACAGTCACGTACAAATACTGATTGCTGGTATTGTATACCTAGCAAGTCCGTTTACTCCGTTGACATACTTCTACGGCGACACTGCTCCGTATAGTAACCCAAGTGAAGGTACATTATGGTATTACAGCGATCCTACTGAAGTAGATGTTATGATGCATGATGGTACGGGTTGGAAAGGTTACCGCAACGTAGCAAACGATGCCCGCGGATATGACCTAACAAATACAGATGCAAGCGGTGTTATTTTAAGTGCCAGTCAACCGACAACACAAAGTGACGGCGCTAGTCAACTAGTAGCAGGCGACTTGTGGATTAACACTGGCGATTTAGCTAACTTCCCAGTACTATATCGCTACAATGGTATATCATGGGTGCTAATTGACAATACAGACAATGTTGATGCAGACGGTATTTTGTTTGCAGATGCACGTTGGTCAGCAACCGGCAATGTAAATGTTATTACAGATACACTACCAAGTATTGTTGGCTTAACAACAAGTGATCATTTAGATCCTGATGCGCCAGATTATCAACTATATGCACGTGGTACATTGTTATTCAACACACGTCGTAGTGGTTATAATGTAAAATCATTTAAGACAGATTACTTTACTAGTGCAGAATTAGCTGCAATTGGCAGTACCGAAGCAGATGCTTGGGTATCATCGAGCGGGGAAGACCCAACTACAGGTATTCCGTATTTTGGTTATAAAGCACAGCGTTCAGTAGTTACAGAAGCATTAAAAGCTGCAATTGCATCAAGTACAACATTACGTGAAGATCAAACACAGTTTAACTTAATTTGCTGCCCAGGATACACAGAATTAATCCAAGACATGATCACTTTAAATAACGATCGTGTAAACACAGCATTTATTATTGGTGACAGT